CTACGGCTGAGTTTAACCTTCCTCCTCACAACTGGAGCCTTCCGCTACGCCCAAAGAACGTAGAATCTTTGGTTTCCAGCGCAGTTCCTGACGATAACTTACGTAGAGGTCGTTTCTGGCACTACGCAGATAGTCAACAGCAGTTGGCTACATCAGCTAGTAGCTCTGTTACTACTCAAAACAACCCAGGAAAATCAAAGCAAGAATATGGATTCCAATTTTTATGGAACCCGTCCGATTACTCAACTAGCGTTACTTTAAACCCTGATGTAACCCCTGGTTCTTCCCAATACTGGTCTACTGCTTTGCCCGTGTTTCCTAGCGGTGAAGTTCTGTCAGTGAGCATTGTACTTGACCGCGTAAACGACTTTGCTTGTTTTGCTTCAGTGGCTAATGACTACATTACATCCTCAGACATTCTATCTGCAGCAACTGCAGCTACCCAAGCAGGGCTTCAAGCAGTTCCATCCAATGATGTTGTTGGTACTGCGGTTCAAAACTATCTAAGTACTTTAATTAACATAGATAAGGCTGCCCTAGCTGGGTTGCAAGATGACTTCGTTGGTAGATTCCAACAGTATTACGCAAACTCAGGTACAAACACTAACGACAAAATTGCAGACCTAATGCGTCGTGGAACCTACGCTGACCTTGAGTACATCTACAAGTGCGTTAATGGAGACGGCTGGGTTCGCTTAGACCAAACCACATCTGACATTGGATTCCTAGCTATGACCTTGGTAGAGATTGAGATTGGTCCTATGCGCTATCTAGGTTATCTCAATAACTTAAACGTTGACCATCAGATGTTCTCTGAAATGATGGTTCCTATTCGCACACAGGTAGACCTGCAGTTCCAGCTAATGGCCTCTGCAAGTGTGGCGCAAAATCAAGCACTTAGCACAACCACGGGAGCTACTAAATGACCATAGATATTAACTCGCGGTACTATTACTCAACCATCGACTACATTCAGCTTGTTGAGAACTCTGACAACACACCTATTGTGTTCTATGAGTTTGATTCTATTGGAACTATTACCTACCGCATACATGTGTACACAGAGGGCGAACGCTTAGACGACATTGCATTTCAGTACTGGGGCCGTCCAAAAATGTGGTGGATGATTCCCGAGTACAACCCTCAACTAACAGACTTTACGAATATCACCCCTGGAACAGAGCTAAAGATTATCCTCAATGTATAATTTTATAGAAATCCAATTCCCAGGCTCTGGACTACCTGTACTGTTTTCTTATCGTACGGTATTTAGTCAAGCTCGCTACGAGCATGAACAGTTGGTCATGTACATCAAAAACTGGGGACTTGAGTACTCTCGCATTCAAAACGGTACGCCTATTCACGTAACCATGCGGTCGCCCAACGGTACGCAAGAGTTTAACGGCTACGTTCACAGCGTAAAGCCCGACATTTCTCCTGCCAAGCACTTTGTAGAGGTAACTGCTTTGGGTGCTTCTTACGTAATGAAGCAGGCCTCTCAAAACATATGGGAGAACGTTACGGCTGACCAAGTTGTTACTGAAATTGCAAAAAAGTACGGGTTTGCTTACCACGCTATGCCTCATCCACGTGTCTACAGCCATCTTATTCAAGCTGGGGAAACTGACTGGGCTTTTCTTGTAAAACTAGCTAAACAGTCTGGTTATACTCTTAGAGCGCATAACACGGCTATTTACTTTGATGAGATGACCAACGACTTTAAGAATAATTTTGAGGGTGCATCTTACGCCGTCATGCGTGATGCAAACAACCCGCTGGGGACAAGCATGTACTCATTTACCCCAGAAATTGGCGAAACCATAAATATGGATAACGCCGTAAAGGCCGCTACGTCAGTAGGTGGTGTTAACCTGGAATCAAATTCTGCAATCGTTACCACCAATCAAAATCGACCAACAACGTCCCGTCTTACAGCAAAGACTGAGTTCTTTGACCGATTTTCTCCACACGTAGTCGTGCCTAACACTAACGTCGCTAACGCTGAAGCCATTGCTGCTGACGAGCGCGCTAGATATCCTTACCGCGGCCATGCTAAGGTAATTGGCAACGCAACTTTAAGACCAGACTTGCCTATTTATCTAGATGGATTAGGCAAAGAGTACTCAGGGTATTGGACTATCCTTTCTACGGAACACGTATTTGAAGAGTACATGTACACCGTAGAGTTAGAAGTAGGTTCGGATTCTTTGGGCACGTTAAACTCGTCCTTTACTGGAAGCCCTGTAACTGCACCTGTTGCTGTTCCAAAACGCAAGGTCATTCCTAACGTTCAACAGTCCAATAAATTACCCACTGCTGTTCTTACAGATAACACCAAAGCTGTGAACAACAGCAATAAAGCAACTGGGTTTGCCACTACAAAAAATAGGTCTCAACCAAAGATATCCAATACATCCCTGACCTCATCCCCCAAATGGTCTAGTACTTCTGAAAATTTAAGGACTGTACAGACAAAAAATAACCTATCATCGGCTGCAGTCAATAAGCTAAGGAGTGCAGGTGTCCGATAAGTACTACGGCCTATACCGCGCTATCTGCATGGATAATTCAGACCCTGATGGCTCAAACAGAATTAAGGTAACTATCCCTGCTTTGGTATCGGGAGCAGACTCCCGAGGTTCCAGCATTACCACTGGCTGGATTCCTGGATGTCTTCCTGTAGTTGTGGACTCAGACCACGGAACCAACGGCGGGTTGAGCATCACATCGTCGGGCAGTAGTGCAAGCAATACAGGGTCAGGTGGCACGCCCCCACATACCCACACCATGGCTCATACCCACACAATCACCTTAACACCACACGTCAAAGTGCCTGAACTTAACCAAGTTGTCTGGGTTATGTTTGAGCAGGGCGACATTAACTTTCCAGTATGGATGGGAGTCTACCTATGACAGAATCAGCTATATCATTTCCGTTCTCTATTGATAGCCGAGGCTCTATTGCCTACACCACGGACATCAACAAGATATGGGAAGACCGCGTACGGCTAGTTCTATTTACTAGCGAGCACGAGCGTGTTATGCGCCCCACCTTTGGGACTCAAATTAGAGACCTGGTGTTTGAAAGCAACTACTCAACAACTACTGCCGCGGAAAGAGTTGTGGCTGGAGCTTTTGCTCGATGGCTTCCTGCCCTAAAGCTGAAAAATGTAATTGCCCTCCCAGACGACGTTAACGGAGGTTTAATCATTCAAGTTAATTATACTTTACCTAACGGTACTCCAGGTAGCCTGATGGCTCCTACCACAACGGCCAACCTTAATCGCTACGGCGACGTAGTTACACAGTAGGAGAACGCATGACTAACAACTATACCCCGCAGGTGGATTACACCTCTCGTGACTATGCGGCTATCAGCGCTGACCTACAGAACCTTATCCCTAACTACCTGCCAGCATGGACTAACCGCGACCCATCTGACTTTGGTATCACGCTTATTGAGCTGTTCTCATATATGGGAGACATGCTGTCGTACTACATCGACCGCTCAGCTAACGAAGCCTTTTTAACTACTGCTAGCCAGCGTCAAAGTGTTCTTCAAATTGCTAACATCTTGAACTACAGCCCCAAGCCTCTTGTAGCCTCTACCGTTCAAGTTACCTTCAGCAACTCAACCACCTCTAGCATTACTGTTCCAGCTGGAACCCAGTTAGCCACAACAACTGTGGTCAACAGCCAAAATCAACAAATTATCTTTGAAACCATTTTGGACGTTATTGTGCCAGCAGCATCGGGTGGCGTACCAGGTTCAGAAACAACAACGGTACGTGAGGGTCAAACTATTTCTTCTGACCCTATCCAGCTATCTGACGGACTTGCTAACCAAATATATCAGTTAGTACAAAGCCCAGTGGTAGGCGACCAAATTACCGTGACGGTAGATGGCTCTCCTTACCAACAGGTTACTAACCTGTTTGATTCTGGTTCAAACGATGCTGTTTACTCTACAAGCGTTGACGCTAATAACAATACCTATATTATTTTTGGCGACAACATCAGCGGTCAGATTCCTCCGCTAAACTCTCAAATCCAGTTTACTTACGTTGTTGGAAGCGGAGCCGCTGGAAACGTTGCAGCTGGCTCAATCAATAAAATTCTTAACCTTAACGTCAGTGGATTGACGGTTTCGCAAGCATCTGCCTCTACAGGTGGCGCTGACGCCGAGTCAACTGATTCTATTAAGAACAACGCTAACTCAGCAATCGCTACCCTTAACCGCGTTGTGTCTTTGGAAGATTACGCAAATAAGGTAACCAGCGGAGTTGCAAACGCCAACAAGGTAAACGCTGTTTCTAGTGTTTACACAGCAGTTACCCTGTATGTAGCTCAAAAAGGTGACCCTGGAATTGACCCATTAACCTCGAGCCCAACGACTAACTTTGTTACTTTATCCGCGGCAACTAGCGCTTACTTGCAAGGACTTACCCCGCCTAACGTAACCGTAACAGTCTTGCCACCAACCTACGTACCTATTGACGTTACGGTAGCAATTACAGCCCCAAGTAACGTTAGAAACAGCACGGTTCAGACCGCAGCAACCGCCGCTATCAACAACCTTCTGACCTTTGACGCCACTTATTTTGGCGAAACTGTTAAAGTAGATGATATACGAACAGCTTTATACGGCCTAAATAGTCATAACACGCAGGTCTCAAACATAAGCTTTACGACAGTAGCACGCTCTGGAAACTCAGGGGCTGCCGATGTTGTTTGCGCTCCTAATGAGATACCAGAGTCAGGAACAATTACCGTTACCGTCACAGGTGGAATCTCGAGCTAAGGATAGGCAATGACGACACTTACACCGTATTACCCAGGGAACATCGCGCCCTTTACGACGCATGTTAACGTCACTGAAATCATTGACGCCTCGCACCCTAACAAAATTCAGGTTGAAGTAGTTGCTCTTGAGTCTACCTTGGGAACAAATCCAGCTTTGGCTGGTGCCTTTAACGGCTCATTGACTACGTCGTCAAGCACAAGCAATCCAAATGTATCCTCTAACATCTACATTACTAGCGGTACTCAGTTTAACTCTGTGTCCGACCGTATTACTAACGTAGAAAACTTAGCTGTTGCTGCCTACGCGGCAGCTGGTGCCCCCACACAAGTGAACAATTTATATGCACTAGACGTTTTTGGCGGAATCTAACTAAAGGATAAATCGTGGCAACGTACGGCATCGATTACTACGGAAAATCGTTTTATGGCAATAAGAGTCTTGCCAACTTTGACGCGACCCCATTTACAGCCAGCCCAATTGACTATGGCAAGATTTACCTTTCATGGAACACCCCTACAGGTGACTGGTCAGGCATTCGCCTTATTAGAAACACTTACGGATTTCCTGAGACAGCCGATGACGGAGTTGTTCTTGTAGATGCTTTGTATGGAGCAGTGTCCCCTGATTTCTACGACCCATCTCCAGTAGGTTACGCAGGTACGTTACCTACGGGCCAGTACTTCTATTACTCAATCTTTGTAAAAGACACTGGCACTGGCCAATGGTTGCGTGCAGGAAACGCCGCTGGCTTATCTGTCAAGAGCTATGACTCAGGTACAACCATGTATAACTACTTACCTGACATATATAAAGTACCTAATCTTGACGATGCGGTAGACGGTTCAGATAACCCAACGCTTCAAGGATTCTTAAACCTATTTGGATTTTACTACGACATATTCAGAACAGAAACAGAAATCATCACAGACCGATATAACATTCAAAAGGTCCCTGGCAGCTTACTTCCAGGAATGATGCAACAGTTTGGTCTTCAGTTTCAACCTGAACTAGGGTTTAAGAGGGCTCGTTCCTTACTGGCAAATACTGTCCACATCAACCAGTCAAAAGGCAGCCTTACTGGAGTACAGGACTACATAAAGGCCTTTACTGGTAACGCGGCTACTATTACTATGGGCAAGAACTTAATGCTTGACATCAACGACTCGTCCTTTGAGCAAAGCATTGGCTCATGGACAGCTACGAATGCCACACTTTCGCACTACACGCCACCTTCTATTAGCGCATGGGCTATCAGTGCAAGCACAAGCACAAGCGTTCTAACTCTTACTGTAAGCAATACCTCGGAGTTCACAACAAGCAGCACTGTAGAGGTATACGGCGCAACTCAGATTAACGGCTCGTATACCGTTACTGGCGTAACAACAAGCGCAATAACAATGGTGACTGCTACCCCATACTCCACAGCTCAATCTGGCACTGGTGGCTACGTCTCCTATCGAGCCCCATACAATGAGACCAGTAACCCTTATTCCAACAACTCACGCCTTGGTTCGCTAAAGGTTGTTGCCGCTGGCTCTTCAACAATTACCTTAAAGTGCTTAAACACCTCATCAGCAATTGCTGTAGGTAACGTACAAAACAAAGTAGTTACTACTACCTACTATCAAACCCCCGTTACCCACGGCATTCCTGTTACCTCAGGTACCACCTACACCTTTAGCTACAAGGCATGGTCAGATGCCACTGCTCGTAGCTTTACGGCAGGTATGAGCTGGTACGACCGAACAGGCACAATCATCGGCAGCGCCTCTGTTTCATCCCCTACCACATCTACCACCACAGGGTGGACTACGTTGTCACAAAGTGCCAGCGCCCCTAGCGGTGCCATTTTTGCTGTTCCACAGATTACGATTGCCAGCCCATCAACCAGTCAAGTCCATTACATTGATGCGGCTCAGTTTGAGGCGTCAGCTTCAGCTACATACTTCCAAGAGTCTCGTCAACTTCAGGTAAATGTACAAGCTGACCGAGTCAACGAACTCAAGAACCCTAACTTTGAGTACAGCACAGTTGCCCCATGGACAGCTACTAATGGAACCCTTGAAATAGCAGCAGACGAGCTTGTATCAAGCGACTCGCCCAATATCCCAATTAGTGGTGGAGCTGGGGAAATTTACTCCACATCTACCTCAGCCGTAACTGTCAGCTCTGCCGCTACCTCTGCGGACTACATGCCTATTCTTCCAAACGATTCCTACACCTTTAGCGGGTACGTACGCATGTCTAGTGACGGTACCCCTACGGCTCAAACGGTTTTTGTGGAGATTGACTGGTACGACAGCACCAACACCCTCATCTCTTCAGATTTTAGCGCCAACTTCACCGTACCGCTAACGCCGTTTACCCGTTTCTCGTTTACAGCAACTTCCCCATCTGCGGCAGCTTCGTGCGTGGTTAAGCTTCAATGGCCTAATCCAAGCAAGTCAGGAATTGCTATCTTGATGGACTCCTTTATGCTAGAGCGCTCAGCTTTTGTAGGAGACTACTTTGACGGCTCAAACGGATACGCCGACTTAGGAGACGTAACATGGCAAGGCACAACCAATAACAGCCGTAGCCATTACTACCGCAACCGCTTTGCTACTCAGACCTTGCTCCAAGAAACGCTACCTAACTATGTGAACCTTGGAACAAATTTTGCACTTCTTTACGCCCAGCCTTAGTATTGGTCTATGACCACCTTATTTCTAGTTTCAGGCTCAGTTGCCTTTTTCGTTGCTGTGATTGAGCAAATCGTTAGCCTACGAACATTCAAAGCACTGCTGTCGTTGTTACTGGCTGCGGGTGCCTGTGGAATTGTTGGAGGCTTGACCATCCGAGAGTTTGTTATCTACACCATCGCTGGCGGGTTCTTTGGACCCATGCTTGCCCTCGGCGCTGACAAATTGTCGACATTTGCTCCAGCATTGGTCCGTTCTCGGGAGTAGGTGTATCATGTCCAGTCTCTAAAAGGGAGACACATGGACAACCAAACCTATATCGTCGTCGCTGGAAGCGGCGAGACAAGTCGTAACAACGTAGAAGCCCTGCTGGGCGATTACTTTATCCTGCTCAAGCAGAAGAAGAACATCCCTGTTTTGGTATTGGTCGCTGGAAAGAAAACTTCCATAGGCCAAAATTGGGCTGCCCAATATGCCAAGGAGAAGAACATCGAGACCGTTCTCTTTGTTGAAACTGAGATAGCTGCTAACAGCATGAACGGCGTCTCCTTCGATGTATCAGAAGACCCAGTCGCTGGAGCCATCAACCTTGTAGGAGACCGCGGCCAAGCCTTCTTGCTTTGGGAAGATGCGGACGGCGATATAGCCGAAACCCTCTCACGACTCTCTAACGCGGGAATCCCCTGTTTTGACCTGACCAACGGCTTATACGAACTGACCCCAGGTGCCGTTCTAAAGGCCCCTACAGCCCCTGTAGAGCCCGTAGAGGCTCCCAAGGATATTCCATCAGTTCCTGAAAAGCCTAAAGCCTCTACGGTCGTTACAGACACGAATCGGGATTCCGCTATCCGTCAAGCCGCCTTGGACTTCGCTGAAGCCATCATCAAGGCACTTAATGCTTAGCCTTCGCGCTACTGGACTCTACGCGTACATTTGCCAGAATCCTGACGAGTCGCTTTCGGCTGTCTCCATCGCCAAGCACTTTAAGGAAGGCGAGAAGGCTATTCGCACCGCCCTCAATGAATTGCGGGATGCGGGATTAATCACGACTCGGACAATACGGACATCTGCGGGTCAGCTCATCAAGGTGACTGAGCTGGTAGTGGACTCCCAAAACCGAACGGCGGAAAACGGCGGATACACACAGCTGTCTGAGCCCTATAGCCAGAACAGCCTATTTACAGAAATAGCTAGTTCTTCTAATAGAGCTAGAAGCTTTGCAAATTGTAAAACGGAGTTTTACGAGGAAGAAACCTTTCATGAGATTGGAGAAAAGATGGGCTACGAGTTCTTCGGCAAGACGTCTTCGTCGGACGACGACTCAGTCAAGGAACGCTCTCGTTATGAGGCTAAGCGGGCAGAAGAAAAACGGCAAGCCCAGCTCAAACGCCATGAAGACAAGGTTGAGTACCGTGACCGTAAGCGAACTGACCCCACGCTATGGACTTCGTCCGATACAGCTCGGGAGTTTGCCAACATGCTCCACGAACGCTGGGACATTCCTCCGTGGCAAGTAAGCAGTACTCCTTTAGCCGCCGCCATCTACAGCGCTAGGGTAAAGTTCCAAACTGACGGGGCCGTGGAGCTTCGGATGTTGAAGATGTTCTTTGCTCAAGAGAACGTGAAGGCTATGAAAGACCCGAACGTCATGTGGCGATACTTCATCACGTCCTTCGGTTCTTTGGCCGAACGTGCTAAGCTGGAGATGCCCGACCCTGAGAAACAGCGACGGGCAGAAGAACGAGCCGCTATTGTTAACGCGTCACTATTCGAGAACTACGAGGACACAGATGTATAAACCAGAAGAGCTAAAGGTCAAGCGTGCTGCTTGGCTCAAGTTGTCGGGCGTCCCTAAGTCCTCTCTTGGTTGGCGACTAGACGACTGCGTAGACCTTGACGAGTCAGTTGCTAAGACCTTGCAAGCATGGGTAGGCCACGTAAAGAACGGCCGTGTTATCCGAGCTAGCGGTCAAAAGCTTTGCGGTCGCGGATTGCTTCTTCATGGCGACCCAGGCTTTGGTAAGACCACTGTTGCTTCCGCCATTTTGCAGGAGATGATTACCAAGTTCATGCTTGTCTCCTTTGATGCAGAAGAGACCGTAGTAGTACGACCTGTTTACTTTGCTTCCTACAACTCCATAGTTGCACTTCGCGGCTCTATCATTGGCGATGAAGTATCTGACGCCGAGATGAAGTTGAACCAAGGCATTATGGGAGAGTGCAAAGACGACGCATACAACATTCGTGTACTTGTTATCGACGACGTTGGTAAGGAGCACATGAGTCAAAGTGGTTGGCAACGCAGTCTCTTACACGATATCTTGCGAAGCCGCTACGCAAAAGGACTACCAACTATCGTAACGACTAACATCAGTACAGAAGACTGGGCTAACGTTTACGGTGAAGCTACAGGTAGTTTCATCAATGAAGCTTTTTACCTTATCGCAGTTCAAAGTGAGGTTGGTGATTTAAGATTAAAGGCATGACAAGCAAGAGACTGCTACAAGTGTTCCTCACTCCTGGACCAGGAGTTTATGAGGTTAGCATGGGCGATGACGATAAGCTCTATTGCAATTGTTCTGGCTTTGTTGCAAAGAAGGCTTGTAAGCACACACGGTTTGTTAACAGCCGTATTGAGGATAACGGCGGCACATACCCGCTAGAGATATCCGACCGAGCACAGGCAGAGGACGCCGAACGTGCACAAGAGTCCGATGAGGCTTTCCGTAGTTTCGTTATCAGGTTTGGAAAAATAGAGGTCTACTAAACAATGTATAAAGGGGATTTGAGTAACGCCCTACCAAGACGTTACCTCGTGCACCTTGATTTAGTGCGTACCTCCACGCCTGAAATCAAAAAGCTGCTTGGAGTGATACCTACTCTCAAGCAGAACTACAGCTATAACAACGCCCTGCTCAGTCGCTTCTACCTGCACACAACCAAGGTAGGTGACACGCTTGAGTTGTTCTCCACTGACTTGAAGCAAGAAGAGTTAGATGACATGATGGATTACTTAGACCGCATTGGTACTAATCCATTTCGCTATTACACCGCATACGAATCGGTAGACCACGTGGTTGCAGAGCTCCCGTACAGACCTGAACTTGTAGGTGTTGTTGATATTCCACAACGCTTGCTAAGGTACGGACATTGGGGTTTGCAGTACACAGAACTATTTGGAGGACAACGTGACTAACGAGACTCGGCTTCTACACAAAGCCATTGCAGACCGCAACCTCTCGCCACTGTTCTCCCGTAACATCACGGACAACTGGTTTCGAGATGATAACGACCGTCGCCTCTTTCAGTTCTTGCGTAAGCACTTTGCTAGTTACAGCGAGTGCCCAAGTATTACTGCCATCAAGGAGAACTTTCCAAACTACGATGACCAAGTCGTTGTTGATGACAAGATTGAGTATTTGATTGATGCGGTTATTACTAACCGTCGTCGAGAAGCAACTATTAAGGTAGTAGAGCAAGCTATCGCCACCCTTGATAAAGAGGGCCACGAAGAAGCGCTTGTAGCCATACAAGGCGGCTTGGCCGCAATTGACCAAGAGGGTTTTAGTTTTAGCAAAGACGTCGACTTGACCGTTAACGCCGAAGTTCGTTACCAAGAGTACTTAGACCGTAAGAACCGACCTGACTCAATGCTTGGTTACGCCACAGGCTTCCCTTCCATTGACCAAACCCTCAGCGGTATTCAGAAGGGTCAGCTTATTGTTCTTGCAGCTTTGCCCAAGACAGGTAAGTCCACGCTACTCATGCAGATGGCGTTGAACATGCACGCAGAGGGTCACTCCATCCTGTTTGCATCTCTTGAGATGACGGCTTTTGAGCAAGCACTTCGTTATGACTCTATGCGTTCAAAGCTTGCCTACCAGCGTCTTTCTACAGGTACCATGACCAGCGAGGAAGAAGCTCGTTACCTGCGTAACTTAAAGAACCTGAACGACTACGAAGCTGGCTTCCACGTCATTAACAGCGAGAGCGGCAGAGGATTTACCTTGACCAACATCGCCAATAAGATTCAGACCATCCAACCAGATGTAGTCATCATTGATGGTACGTACTTGATGGTGGACGAGAACGGCGAAAAAGAAGGCTCACCACAAGCGATTACCAACATCACTCGTGGAAGCAAGCGCCTAGCTATGTCTGCCGAAGTACCTATCCTCATGTCAACTCAGTTCCTTGAGAGCAAGACCAAGGGCGGTAAGGCTGACATGTACTCCATTGGTTACTCTTCTTCCTTTGGCCAAGATGCTGACGTTGTCTTTGGCCTAGAGAAGCAAGACGAAAACATCTCCGATATGCGTACCTTGAAGATTATGGCTAGCCGTAACTCTGGACCTGCCGAGATTGAACTTACCTTTAACTGGGATAGCGGAACCTTCCGTGAGATTGACGAGTCAGATTTGAACGTCGACTAATGACTACCAACGAGATGGAAGACATCCTCGCCCGCTTAGGGATTGAGGTAACTGGCACACGTGGTAACGAAGTTCAAGCTCGTTGCCCTGGACACTTAGAACTAACAGGCAAAGAAGACCGCAACCCTTCGTGGTCTATCAACGCTGATACTGGTGCTCACATCTGCTTCTCTTGTGGATTCAAAGGAGGCTTACAGTTTCTTGTTAACTACATTGGTGGCGTAGAGTTAGATACGCAGGAGTGGCTTGAGGACAGTTCTAATCATTTGCGCTTAGCGTTTAACTCGTTGCTTAAGAACATGAACCCAGAGCCTGAGAAGATTGATTACTTAGAAGAGTCCATGCTTGCCATCTACACGGCACCGCCCGCAGAGGCGCTCAAGAGTCGTGGCATTTCCTCTATGGCGGCTGAGCACTACGAGATTCTGTGGGACCCGCGCCATGACAGCTGGATTATTCCTATCCGTGACCCGCGCAATAACAAGTTACTGGGATGGCAGGAGAAGGGGAACAACAGCCGTTTCTTTAAGAACCAACCTACAGGCGTTAAGAAGAGCCGTGCTCTCTTTGGTTATGGCCAGTATTCAGGTGGGTACATGATTCTGGTTGAGTCGCCGTTAGATGTGGCTAGGTTGGCTTCTGTAGGTCAACTAGGTGGCGTTGCGGCTTATGGAGCTTTAGTTTCCAAAGAGCAGCTGACCCTTATCCAAAGCGCTGACCGCTTGATTATTGCCATGGATAACGACGACGCTGGACGCAAGTCGTCAGGACAGTTGTTTGATTGGGCAAAAAGCATTAGTCTTGGAGTCTGGTTCTTTGATTACACAGGCGTCGACGTCAAGGATGTAGGCGGCATGAGTAAGTCAGAGATTGATGCTGGCATCGCTAATGCCAAGTACAGTCTGAGAGGAAAGTCAGTTGTCTACGGATGAAGATAAGATACGTAAGGTATCTATAGCCCTTCGCATGATTAGCGGGCAATGTCCCCACACTGGTAAGTTTCGTCTCAAGTCGGATTGCGTGACCTGTTTAGCAGAGCGCGCCATAGAAGCATTGGACAGCATGGAATGATTATCGGACTAACTGGATTTGCACAGTCAGGCAAGGACACTGTTGCCAAGATTCTTATAGAGAAGTACGACTTTCAGCGGGTGGCGTTTGCTGACCCTATCCGTGAACTGCTGTATGAGATGAACCCCAAGATAACACTAGGGTACGACATCCACAGCACCCTACAGCTTTTGGTTGACCAAGAAGGATGGGATACAGCTAAGCAAAACCCTGAAGTCCGCTCCATGTTGCAGAACTTAGGAGTAGGCGCTCGCAAGGTCTTTAGTGAGAACTTCTGGGTACAACAAGCAATGCGCCGTGTTCATTTTGAGGAGAACTGGGTTATTACTGATGTCCGCTTTGAGAACGAAGCCAAGGCTATTAAGAAGTACGACAACTCTCAGATATGGCGCATTAAGCGCAATGGCGTTGGCCCTGTCAACGGCCACGTCTCTGAAAGAGAGCTGGACGGCTATCCCGTTGACCAAATCTTCATGAACTCAGGCTCTATTGAAGACTTGGAGCTATTGATAAAAACCAGAATGATGGCCCATGTATGACCTTTACAGGAACGTTACTTCCCTATCAGCCTGAAGCTGTAGACCGTATGTGCGAGCGCAAGAAGATGCTCGTAGCTTACGACCTTGGCTTAGGTAAGACTGTGCTGACCATTTCCGCTTTAGAGCGATTGATGGATGAGGGCAAAATTACAGAGCCAGGCATTATCATATGTTTATCCTCGCTGAAATATCAGTGGGCTAATCAGATTGAGAAATTTACCAGTGGTTCTTCACGTCCTTTGGTCATTGATGGAACGCCAGCTAAACGAAAAGCCCAATACGAAGAGGCATATGACTGGGGACACTCCCTCGTTGACTACGTCATTCTTAACTATGAGCAAGTTGTTAACGACTGGGACTACGTCGCAAAACTCCCTAGAGGATTTGTAGTACTCGACGAAGCAACAGCTATTAAGTCATTTCGCTCAAAGCGGTCTAAGACTGTTAAGCGTCTTGCTAACGCTCCTTACAAGTTTGCCCTCACAGGCACGCCAATTGAAAACGGCAAACCCGAAGAGTTGTACAGCATCATGCAGTTCGTTGATGACTCTGTGCTAGGTCGCTTTGATATCTTTGACCAAGCCTTCATTGTTCGTAACACATGGGGTGGCGTAGACCGTTACCGCAATTTGCCTGTCCTGCACACTAAGCTAAAGACTGCTTGCGTACGTAAAGCACAGACTGACCCAGATGTTGCGCCGTTCCTGCCTGAGTCCATTCACAAGGACCCTTTGGAGATATTCTTTGACCGTAAGGCGTCCAAGCTCTACGAGCGCATCAAGAACGATTTGCTTACTGACCTAGACGAAGCACAGGCATTGTTCGGCTCATCCTTCAACGTTTTGGCTCACTACGGGCACGAACAGCAATGGGGCGGAGCCGCTGATGAGATTCGTGGTCGTCTTATGGCAAAAATTGGGGCACTCAAGATGCTGTGCTCTCACCCTGACCTAGTTAAAGACAGCGCTATTAAGTTCCACCAGATGAACGGCGAAGGTTCTGCATACGCAGCTGGTCTTTCCGATGACGGACATTTAGAGGGCATCACCTCTTCACCAAAGTTAGATATGCTAACTGAGTATGTAACAGCTCACTTAGATATGAACCCTGCTAACAAGGTAGTTATATTTGCATCTTATGTTGGCATGCTGGAGAAGATTGCCGAAGCTTTAGGTCCTGAGCGTTGTCGACTATACTCAGGTCAGATGGATGCCAAGACCAAGGAGGACAACAAGATTGCGTTCAACACTCAAGAAGAAATTCGGGTACTCATTTCTAGCGATGCTGGCGGTTACGGTGTTGACCTTCCTGCTGCTAATCTACTGGTTAACTATGATTTACCCTGGTCATCAGGAGGAGCAATTCAACGTAATGGACGAATAAAGCGGGCTTCATCGACTTGGCCTACTATCGTCATTCAAGATATGATTATGAAGAATTCTATTGAAGAGCGTCAACACCAAGCGTTGATGCAAAAGACGTCTATCGCTAATGCAGTGGTAGATGGCTTAGGAATTGACGATGACGGCGGGGTGCCTATCACCCTGACAAGCCTGCGTCAGTTTCTCCAAACCTCGAATGTATAGGACTGGTATACTAGAACAATGCCTAACGCACCTAAGACCCCAACACGCACTATTCGCGTACCTGACGACCTCTGGAGGGCTGTACAGGCCAAAGCCAAGAGCAACGGCGTAACTGTTACCAGCGTCATTATTAAATCCCTAGATGCTTACCTAGCTGAAGTTGACACAAAGGGCGTTTCAAACTAATCTTTCCCCTATAACCAAGGGGGTTTATATGGACATCAACCAAGTCCGAGAATTAGTACGACAAGCAGCTGCTCTCAAGGAGCAGACTGACTTACTTACCAAGCGTCAGTCAGAGATTAAAGCTCGCCTTACCGAAGTTGTAGACGAGCTGGGTGAGGTCGATGGCCGTGGTCACATTACCTTTGAGGTAGATGACAGCGTTAGTGGCATCAAGTCAATTTCTAAGCAGCGCCGTGTCAGCCAATCTATTGACATGGATGTTGCAGAATCAATCCTTGCTGCTAAAGAACTTACAGCTGACTGTGTTAAGCAAGTTCCCGTCCTAGATGAAGACGCAATCATGGCTGCCTACTATCAAGGCAAGCTCACAGAAGAGGACATCGACAAGATGTTTCCTAAGAAGGTTTCCTACGCGTTCCTTATGAATAGGGGATAAGTATGGAGGACGACCTTATTGACTCAGCGTTTGCTGGCTTGGATGTTTACTATCCAGGTAGCAAGCGTAAGCGTCGTGATGTCGTAAAGCCTGAGCCTAAGGTTCAGGAAAGTTGGGATTCCAAGCCCTATATCAAAACACTTCCCAGTGGTAAAGACATTGAGATGTTTGCTATTGGTGCCTTGGCACAAGCTTTAGGGCGACCACTGATAACTATACGTGCATGGTTTAAGTGGGGCTATTTGCCTGAGTCGCCCTATCGTCTTCCAACTAAGAAGGACAAAACAGGAGTCGACCGTAAAGGTCGTCGCTTGTACACCAGGCCAATGATTGAGGCTGCAATCTCAATCTTTACAAGGAATGGACTTATGGACAATCCGCGTATAGACTGGTCTAAACACCCAACCGTTGCCAAGGAAATTGCTGACGCTTGGGACAACTTAATCGAACAATAAACATACTAACTAAGGAAACCCAATGGCCATTAGCCGAACAGAAGAAGAAAACTACTTGGTAGCAGACGAGACACTTGATGCTCGTCCTGCACAATCAACAGCAACCTCAGCAGCTAGCAGCATTGCAGCTGGCTGGGATGCAGCAACCACAACGTCAGCACCAACTGACGGTTATCCAGTGGACTTTAAGCAGTCTGAGGACCCTCAGATTATTAAGTTCATTGACCCAGACGGCCCGTTCGCTGTCTACAAGCTTCACTTCTTACAGAACAAAGCTGGCAAGAAGTCATACATTTGCATGGGAGAAAAGTGCCCACTCTGCACAGTGCTAAAGCACCGCCCAGAAGACAAGAAGGCATTCAGCATTATTAACTTCAGTGCACCAGACGGACCACAGCGTCAACAACTTGTGGCAACACCACGTCTTTACAAGACAATCCATGCCGCTCACTTCTCACCTCAAGGTCCATTGACCAAGAACTACTGGGCGATGAGCCGCACTGGCAAGATGCAGACAACTGTTTACCACATGAACTCTGTCAAGGCTCGTGACCTCAATGAAGATTGGGGCCTGAACGAGGCTGAGGTAGAGGCTGCAGTTCCTACGTTCAAGCCTTACGACCGCAGTATCATCAAGGAGAGCTCTTACCAAGAACTTCTTGAAATTGCTCAAGAGCTTGTAAACGAATAAGGAACACACTAGCTGTCCAGAGGCGTAGTTTTAACCCCTTTCTCTACGCCTCTGGGCTTTTTAAGGGGTAATACATGGGGCTTATACTTAATCAAGAACAATTAGATGAGATGGTTCAGCACTATCTTCAGCAAGATGCGTTTGCATTTGACGTGGAAACTATGGGAGACCGTCGAGGCGATACTCCTATCAATGACGTAGTATGGATTAGCTTTGCTACATACGGTCGCGTAGATGTTATTCCTATGGGCCATCCCAATGGTGAGTTCCTACGCTTAGACCGCCCCCTTACAGGTCAGGGACAGAAGCGTGTAGACGCAGGTCATGAACCTCGTGAAAGCGACTACTCACGCAACGAAAAGAAGGCAACCAAAGTATTTGCGCCTGCGCCTGAGCAGATGTTTCCAGGCGAGGTGTTTAAGGCGTTAGAGCCCTTGATGTTTAATGACACGATTCTTACTATTGGTCACAACCTAGCGTTTGACCTTACCTCAGTTGCCAAGTACTACGGTGGCCGTGTACCTACTGGCCCATACTTTGACACCATGATTGCATCGTTCCTCTATGACACCCGTAACAAGGGTCGCTGTGGTCTAGCAGACTGCTTGAAACGCGAGCTTGGCTACGAGATGGTTAAGGGCGTGGGCAAAGAGATTGAAGCTCACTCGTTCATGGATACCTATAAGTATGCAGCACTAGATGCTAAGTACACATTTTTGCTGTGGAAGGCTGTCCTCCCTAAGCTGGCAGAGGCTGGCGTAGAGAAGGTCATGCGCTTAGAGATGGATGTCCTAGCTGTGCTGTGTGACATGAAGCTAACTGGTGCTCCTATCGATATGCCTAGCCTTGCTAAGCTACAGGTTACCCTTGAAGCAGAACTTGATATCAAGCGCGCATCCATCTATAAAGAAGCTGGTAAGCAGTTCAACATTAACTCCATCCCTGAACGCCAAGAGATTTTGTACAAGCCTAAAACAGAGGGCGGACGTGGTCTGAAGACTAAGGTCTTGACCCCCAAGGGCGAGGAGAAAGATAAGGAAGGTAAAGAGCTAGAGTACACAGACTACTCAACCTCATCTGATGCTCTTGCTGAGAACAAGGAACGTGACGCTCTATGTAAGCTCCTTGTCGAATACTCAGACTTGAACAAATTGCTGACAACCTATGTAATTCCCTACCTTGGCGGAGACGTCACCAAGACCACCAACGGCAAAGCTATTACCGAGTACCGTGATAGCTTGTTAATCAACGGTCGCATCCACTGTGACTTTGTGCAGAACGGCGCGGAGACAGGTCGCTTTTCTAGTCGTAACCCTAACTTGCAGAACGTACCTAACCCTGCCACAGCGCACGGTAAGGCTATTCGTAACCTGTTTATTGCCCCTGAGGGCTACAAGCTAGTCGTAGCAGACTACTCGCAGATTGAACCGCGCATCATTGCTGACTTCTCTAAGGACCCCATCATGGTGGATTCATACTTGAACAAGGAAGACATCTACATGACGGTAGCTAATACCATGGGCGTTAACCGCGCCGCTGGTAAGACGCTGGTCCTATCTATGGCTTACGGCGTAGGTCCCGACAAGATTGCCCGCAGTATTGGCTGTACGGTGACAGAGGCTAAGAAGCTGCTCAACGACTTTGCTGAAAAATTCTCTGCCGTAGGCCTATATAAGCTCAAGGTCATTGGCGTGGCACGCAAGAATAAATATGTAACCACCGCCACAGGGCGCCGCCGCTACCTGCCAGACATCACGTCTGCCTTGCGGGACAAAAAGGCCAGCGCTGAGCGTCAGGCGTTCAATACGGTTATCCAAGGCACCGCCGCTGACGTCATGAAGATAGCCATGGTACGGGCCCATAAAATGATTCCAGAAGGTGCTAAACTCCTCCTTACAGTACACGACGAACTTGTGACATCCTGCCCAGAGCATCTAGCTGAACAGACTGCCGAAGCTATTCGTGAGGCAATGGAAGGCGTATCTATGCTCAAGACTATTCCGCTGATTGCGGATGTAAAGATTGTTGACCGATGGGGTGAGGCCAAGTAATGGGTCTGTTTGATTGGTTTAAGCGTGAAAAGGAAGAGCAGTACGTCATCGAGTCTACGACTATTCCTCTAACTACCCTGGTACGTTGGTACTTGTACGACATGCAGATTGAAGACCCAGAGTCTATTGCTGCTGAACTAGGTATTAACAGTATTAGCGAAGAGGGCGCTGAAAAAGAACGCCAAGATAGTGACGAGCGCATGCTTCCTATCAGTATGTTCACGGACTACGCTGCCATGGTCGCAGATATCAACGCTCAGGCTATTGCCGTTATTAAAGAGCGTGGTCTCAAGGATGCTCTTAAAGAAGACCTAGTAGAGCTAGATGAAGAAGAGATTCAGATTATTGAGGAGTATGCCGAAGCCAGCTACGAGGTTTTCCAACAAATTGGATTTACTGCTATCATGTCAGCATTATCAATAGCTTTTAGTACAGGACTGCTCCTACCTGGAGCGGCATGGGCAGGTGAGGTAACAACAGATGAGCAATGACTGGTGGTCACGCAAGATGGGGAGTCCAGCTCCTCGACAGGCACTTCCTCCAACACAACAGCAGCAGCAGCAACCAGTACAACCGCCAAATCCTGGCTATGTAGCTGTTAACCCTACGGTTTCAATTGAGCCGCAGGTTCTACCGCCAAGTGCTTTGAACCCACAACGCTGTCCTGGATGTGGCAGTGGTAACTATGTTAAGCCTTCGCCTGAACTCAAGGCACGCTGCTATGATTGCGGCTACCCTATTCAACAGTCAGGTTCTGGATTAGGTAAGGGAATTACTAGCGGACCTCAAGCTAGTGGCCCTGCTCAACCAGCAAAACAAGTTGCAACAGGCGGATTTAACCCACAGACTATCATTGGACATATTTAATGGCTACAGCAGAACTAGACAAATTCGTACTCAAGATTAACAAGAAGCTTGGCGCTGGAACTATCGTCAAGGGCTCAGAGATTCGTGACAATATCCTAGAACGATTCCCTAGCGGTTCATTAGCGCTAGACGTTGCACTGGGTGGCGGATGGACTGTCAACCAGTGGCATGAGATTGTAGGAGAAGCATCTAACGGCAAGACTGCTATTGCCCTGAAGACCATCGCTGCTAATCAGAAGCGCGACCCAGAGTTCACCGCTGTGTGGATTGCTGCAGAGCAGTGGGTTCCTTCATACGCAGATATGTGCGGCGTTGATACCTCACGCGTTTATGTCATTTCTACTAATGTCATGGAAGACGCCATGGATGCTGTTATCGAATTGGCTGAGAGCCGCAACGTAGACTGCATCGTCATTGACTCACTTCCTGCCCTTGTGCCAAGTGCTGAGGATGACCGTGAGATGGGCGAGTCCACCGTTGGCCGTGCCGCTATCGCATCTAACAAGTTCTTCCGTAAGGTAGGCAAGGCAAGCAAGCGCAGTCTTGTAGACCAAGACCGACCATTCATTGGAATTATGATTAACCAGTGGCGCTCAAAGATTGGCGTCATGTATGGCGACCCACGTACTACCCCAGGCGGCTTGGGCAAGGATTACTCGTTCTTTACCCGTATTGAGGTAAAACGCGATGACTGGATTGAGGTAGGCACTGGCGATAACAAGCGTCGTGTAGGACAGACCATCAAGATTCGTACCTTGAAGAACAAGTCCTCTGCTATCAATCCACCAGCATATGTTGACTTTTACTTTGCCGAGGGCGGGGATTTAATGCCAGGCGATTTTGATGCGGGCAAGGAAATTGTTGCTTTAGGCATCCTTAACCGCGTTATTACTCGAGCGGGTGCTTACTATCGTTACGGCGATAGACAGTGGCAGGGCGGAGATGCTATCCTAAAGTCCTTGAGAGAAGAGATTGACCTTAGGGAAACACTGGAGAAAGATGTTCTTCGGAGCATCTTGGAGAGCTCTAAGTTTGTCGCAGAGTCCGATGAGGACTAAGGGACAGAAAGAGTCACGGAAACACGAGGACCGACTCGCTAAAAAGATTGGCGGGAAACGCAACGCTGGGAGCGGTGCTTTTTGGAGTCGGAAGGGCGATGTTCGTTCAGACGACCTGTTGGTCGAGCATAAGTGGACGGGCAAAACCCAGTTCACCGTCAAAGCGGTGGAGCTGGAGAAGATTGTCACAGAAGCAATTCTGGATAGTCGGACACCTGTCCTTGGATTCCATTTGAACGGCAATAACTACGTTATGCTGACTGAAGATGATTACCTGGAGCTCCGCCATTACCTCCAGGAGTGTACGTGTACAAGGGAGACCCCCTAGACCGTTGGTATTATCACGCTAAGTGCAGTGGCATGGACACAGAGATGTGGTTCCCGCCCAGAGACAAAGCTAAATACAAACCAATTGCTGATAAGGCTAAAGCTATTTGCTTTGGCAAAGATGGCAAGTCCGAGTGCCCAGTGCGTAAGGAATGTTTGCTATCTGCCATAGAGATTGATGAACAGCACGGCATCTTTGGCGGCATGAGCCACCGAGAACGAAATGCTTTACAACGTAAGGCAACTCGTAATAAGATGACCGTAGAAGAGTGGATTAACAAAGAATAGGGGCACGATGGCACAGAAGCCTACAGGAGCGTTTAAGCAGTTCCTAGATACGACTAAGAAAGAGAGTCGAGTACTAGGAAAGCTGGAGCGTCACTTCCTTGCTACGCCGCGTGTTAATGACCGACGTACCGACGTCCTGCATCCATCTGAGATGGCCAAGGACAGTTGGTGCTATCGTGCTTCTTACTTCCACCTTACTGGCCTGCCACCTGCAAAAGCCAAACGCAAGCTATCCATGCAAACTGATGGCGTGTTTGAAGAAGGCCATGCCATCCACCATAAGTGGCAACAACGATTCAAGGATATGAACGCCATCTACGGCCTTTGGGAATGCGTAGAGTGCGATGAATTTTTCTGGGGTATGCCAGGAGACCACAACGGCAACCCTAATAGCGTTAAGTACAAGGAAGTCCCATTGGACTATCCACAGATGCGTATTGCTGGCCACGCTGACGGCTGGCTTGTAGGGTTTGATGACCCACTACTGCTAGAGATTAAGTCAGTGGGCGAAGGTACGATTCGCTGGGAGTCACCTGACCTTTTATACAAGCATGACGGAGACTTCAAGAAGATATGGGCTGCCCTTGATGCCCCGTTCCAAAGCCACATCATGCAAGCACAGATTTACATGAAGCTCATTGAGCTAATTGGTTTTGACCAACCTGCCCCACAAGAGGCCTGTTTCATATACGAGTCCAAGCCTACTCAGGAGTACAAAGAGCTCATCATTCCTAAGAGCGATTTTGGTATCAACGAGAAATTTGACGCGGCACAAATGATTGTGGATGCAGTTGCCAAAGGTACCCCTCCTGTGTGTAATATAGGTGGTCCAGAACTATGCAGTAGTTGTAAGGAGTACTAATGATTACGCTAAACACAGGTACAGCAAGTGCAGAAGCAGTTGCAAAGCTAATCACACAAGGTTACGGAGCCACTACTACCTACAACGATAGTATCCCCGTAATCCCTGACGACCTTACAGACATTGAAGACCAAGAGCTGATGCGCCTATTCCAGCATTTTGTTGAATACAACAACTTCCTGCTCCTACAGATTTCCTGTGCTCGCATTGACGAAGAGAACGCCACCAAGGATTTCGACCGCTATGAGGCATCGATGTTATTGCAGGCAGTCAAGGGCGAGACCGTGGCCCGTACTAAGGCCAAGGTAATATCCAGCCCTGAAGGACAGGCGTTAGAGGACGAGCTAGCAGTTCGTCGCAACTACCATTCATTGCTTAAGAGCATCCAGGACGGCGTTACCGAAAGCACCAAGGTAATCAGCCGTGAACTGTCACGCCGTACTGCGAACCCAGGATTCACGAGCCGTAAGTTCTAATGCCCCTCAAGATATTCGATGGCGGGTTGCCTGCTGTCGCACGGGAGCAACCCGTGTTCATGGGGATTGACCAGTCATATAGCGGGTTTGCTATAACTGTCTTGTTTGGAGATACCTACAGGACAACAGTCTATAAGTCTGACAAGGGCGGCATTGAGCGCCTAAAAGATATACAAAGCCACCTAATGAACATCCTGTATTCATACGAGGGTGTTGTTGATGTAGCTATGGAAGGCTATGCCTTCGGTTCCCAGATGGCCAATATGCTGGGAGAGCTGGGCGGGATGGTTAAGCTCACCCTCCTAGATTTTGGTATCTATCCACTTATTGTTCCGCCTACCAACCTCAAGAAGTATGTAACAGGTAAAGGTAACGGCATATCTAAAAGCCAAATGCTATTACAGGTATATAAATGCTGGGATGCAGAGTTCACGGATGACAACGCCGCTGACTCGTTTGCCCTAGCCAAGTTGGTCTCAGGCGATGCCAAGTTCGCATATCAGAAAGAGGTCTATGCTAAACTTCAGGACCCCAAGTTCAGGGAGAAATGATGGAGCTAGACCTTCCTAGACCCGAAGACGTTAACTTCGGGGGTATGCGCCGTAAAGAGCAGACCAAGTACTACCATGAGCGTGTCCGAGAGCTGCTCAGCCTAGTTTTAGAGTCTGATGACTTGCCTGAGAAATTCCGCCACGCATTAGAAATAATTAACGACTACACCTTCTACCTAGGAGACTAATCATGGATGAGCTGAACGAGGACCTGTTTGACGAAGACTTTGAAGTCGACGGCATTGACTGGGAAGACGATGATATTGACTGGGATGAAATAGACGAGTTTGACGAAGACGACGAAGAGGATGAGGACGACGATGAATGACGGAGACGAGTTCTACATCTGGCTTCGTAACGGTATAGCCCGCGGTTGGATAACCGAGCCGTTCTGCTGTACCCATGACGGCGGCCCTATCAGTGATGAAGAGAGCGCGGAGTTTGACGAGTTTGGCGAGGCTTGCCTTCACCACCTCAAGATTTTAATATGAGACCTATCCGCGAGCTGCGGCCTGATTACACAGGCAACATGGACCATGCAGACGAGGTTCGCCATGTCTGCGATTGTGGTTCCTTTGTTTGGAATATCAAGGCATCCTTTGATGACTTCGAGCTGGCGACATACTTCACCGACATGGAGTGTGCCGCCTGTGGGTCGTACGCCAAGGCTCCAACCCCTTTAGACAGACATATTTAAGCCTGCTTGTAATACTTATTAGACCGTATTACTACTCGTCTAATAAGAGGTCTAAATGTCTGAAGTAACACCTGCTCCAGAAGAGCAATTCCTGCGTGTTTCAGCAGGTTCTAACCCCCAGGCCGTAGCTTCGGCCATCGCCCATTCCATCTATGAGACCCGCACCTGTAAAATTCGTGCGGTTGGCGCTGGTGCCGTTAATCAGGCCACCAAAGCTATCGCTATCGCCCGTGGGTATACAGCCCCTCGAGGCATCGATATCGCCTACGTCCCAGGCTTCACTACTATTCAGAGCCACGATGGGGATATATCCGCCATGGTTTTAACCGTTATTGTCCTGTAAGGCTGATACAGTTAATAAACCCCCTTTGCAAAGGAAACCAAATGTCAGATAAAGCCCCAAAGAGTGCTTTCCCAACCATGGACGAAAGCGCTACAAAGAGCGTACAAAACGCTTCTGCAGCACCTTCTAAGAACACCAAGCTCATGCCTAAGAAGGGTGCACAAGCTGGCGACCCAGCCCGTGAAGCTAAGCCTGCACGTAAGGAAAGCCTTCGTGAGCGTCAAGGCGCTCGCTACGCAATTCGCGTAAAAATGTCTGGTGGAACCTCGCCAGAAGCTGGTGCAACACAGGCTAACGGACGAATAATTCCTCCAGCCGTAAATCGCACACAGCCTAACTTCTCAAGCGGAATGGCTGATTACAACTAAGTCCTTTCCCAGCAATTAACCCCCTGCCTTATGGTCGGGGGTTTTTTGTTGTCCATTGATGACCATTGGTGTCTATCTATGTCGTTTGATGCTCAAGAACCTTGCAAGGCTCTGTCAAAAAATTTTTACAAAAGTGTCGTGTAAAGTTATGAAACTTACAAAGGTATGGTAGGCTAGAGTCGTAACTGTCCATCACACGAAGGAAACGATTATGGATGCTTCACTAAAGTCTGAGTTCACCAACCTGATAAACAAAACCAAGAACTGCCCCGTGTCTCGATGGTTAGAGACAATTGCTAAGGATGAGCGAGAATTCTTTGAAAAGGAAGTCTTCTCAGCCAAAATCCAACGCCACATGCTACTAGAAAAGCTACAAGCAACTTACGGTGTTGACTTTAGCGTTAGCTCATTGCGTAACCACCTCGTCAAAGCCTGCTCATGCTACAAGAATAAGGAATCTAAATGACATTAACGTCCGACATGCGGGCCGAGTTCCTGCATCTGCTAACCTCAGATGTAGAGCGCCCCATTGATTTCAGCCAAGTAGTACCGAGCAAGGTTGAGGTCAAGGCCCCTAAGAACACCAAGAAGACAACCGATATGAAGGTTGCCCTGCTTGTTCCCGATACCCAATTTGGTTTTAGAATTGATGAGAACGGTGTAGCTGACCCGTTCCATGATGAGCGTGCACTAGATGTATACAGCCAGATTATGCAGTATGTTCAAGGAACCTACGGCATTGACCAAATTGTAAACCTAGGCGACACGATTGATATGCCGTCAGTCAGCAAGCACTTGCAAGAGACCGCGTTTCAGAACGCGTTTCAAGCATCGTTGCAAGCTGGATATCTGTTCCTTGCAGAGCAGCGCGCAGTTGCCCCAAATGCTGAAATAGTATTTCTTGAGGGTAACCACGATTGCCGCCTATACAAGTATCTGCTCAACAACGCCCCACAAGCCGCGATGTTAAAGCGGGCTGGGGACATTGACCGCTGGCCAGTTAACAGCCTTCCACACCTATTGCGTATGGACGAGCTCAAGGTTAATTACGCAAGCGGATATCCAGCTGGAGAGCACCGCATTGTTGGCGACTTGATTGCCAAGCACGGTGACATTGCCAAGAGCAACGGCTCAACAGCAAGTCAGCACCTCAATAAAAACCATACTATTAGTACAGTCTTCGGGCACACGCATCGTATGGAAATTGCCTATCACACAAGCCATCACCCAGACGAGCCGAAGCGAAGCGTTGCGTTTAGCCCTGGTTGCCTGTGCCGTGTAGATGGCGCAGTACCTTCAGTCAAGGGCGGAACAACCCCTAACGAGAAGGCTGTTCGTTACTGGGAGAACTGGCAGCAAGGATTGGGCGTCTGCTTCTATACAGAAGACGGCCGATTTGATATTAAGCCTATCCATATCTTAGATGGTTGGGCATTCTTCGAGGGAATTGAGTTTAGAGCTTCGAAGTAGTAACAAGCCCCGTATCATGGGGTTATGCCTTCGTCACATCAAAACATACAAAACCTGGGTGCAGGTGGTATGTATGGAACCAACACCGTTTACGGCGGTGGTGGTCAACCTGTTGCACGAAGCGAATTAGATTGGCTACGCATTGGAGTTGGGCAGGAACCTTCTGCCCAATATCCAGACGGTTACTTAGGCACGATTCGTTCACGTCGTGATGACCGTGGTCGTCCAGCAAGCACATCAGACAAGATGCTGGATAGTCTCAAGACACGCACAGCGCAGCGTTCATATCAACGCGGTGTGCACAAAGGTGAGCGCGTAGACCCAGGCGATTATTATTATCCTTCAGAGTTAAAACCTGACCGTGGCATCAAGCGCCAGATGAGAGGCGTACGCGACGGAAACGTTATTCGTTCTCGTAAGAATTCAGAGAACATCCGCCTCACCCCTGCTCCACATTTGCCTAACGATGGTAAAGCAAACCTGCGTAGCACTTCACCAGGTGAGATTAATCCACGCCGTGTAGACCAGTTCTCACGCCTACGTCCGCAGTGGAGCTAACATGCCAAACATGGCCGATGGCGTTTATTCACGCAAGCCTTGGGTAGCTCCACCAGAGGCAGCTTATCCACCCCAGCAATATCTAGGACCATTTCCTAGCAATCAAGAGCGCCTACTTACCCAAGCATTGGCATCACAGACCATGCAGGGCGCCGATTTGCAGAATTTTGTACGTCCCCCATTGCCTCAAGTGGAGTTATTCCCACCGAAATACGGGTATACCACTACAGAAATCGGCATTAAGGACATAATTGAGTTACCTGGAAGAGCTCCAGCGCAACAGCGTGTCGAATCTGATTACAGCCAGACGCCTAATGCGACGGAGTCATCCAGCCGTAACGACTTAGGAGTGAGCATTTAATGGCATCAGGATTAATGACTGACTCAACAGGTGACGGCATGTATGGCAGCGAAGACGTTGACTACGCCACACAGCAGTCGTTAAAGAACACAATGTACAACGGCTCAAAGAATTGTAAGAACTGTGGTTACCAGCTTCATCCACAGGATGCGTTGTACTCAGAACTTTGTCCATCTTGCACCAAGCGCAAGGCGGTAAAACATATGAAAGGACGGATGGCATGACCGTTCGTAAAGCTATGTCGGAGAACGTTTCGCTTGAAGAAGGCGCGACAGACGGTAAATATCGCAAGCGCCGTCCTAATACAACAGTAGCCCCAGGCATGGGTGACCAAGACGTGGTCAAGAACCGTGCTGGCCTACATCCATATTGGAATTATGGTTTCGTCAACAGCGAAGAACCTAACAAAGTAAACCCAGCAGGTAACTAATATGAAGCCAATTAAAGACCGCGCCAATGACCCCAAGCGCACTATTGCAGCACATCAAGACAAGATGGCGGCGCTAGGAAAAGCTACTGGCTGGGAGCACGTTTCATCAGACCCTAGATTCGGCAACGTAATCGGCAAGGTCGGAGAGTCCCGCGTTGCATACACTGGCCAGCCGCACGTTGTATCAGACGTGTACGACAAGGAGGCATACTAATGGCAGCAAAGAAGGCCGTAGCGCCTAAGAAGACAGAGAAGCCAGCTTCACCTACATTTACCTTTGGCAAGAAAGCAGAAGAACTAGCTAATCGTAAGGCAGAAGCTAAGTCACAGCGCGAAAGCGCGACCACTGTTAGTGGAAAAGAATCTGCTAACAAGCCTGTTATTCCAGCTGGCAATATTAAGCAGACACCATTTGCTAAGACAACTGCTAAAGCAAAAGGCGTTTCATCACTTGGTAAAGCTATTAAGAAGGACACCAACTCACGAGTTGAGCGCATGATTGCAGAGTCACCAGACCCAGAGGCA